GCTAACTGTTTACCTGTTTTGTTTTCTAATTGTGTAAATGCGTCAATCTCTGGTGAAACTTGTCCTAGTCTTCTTTGTACTTGTAAATTTCTTGTTGCGATTGGTCCAATGTTTACAGACTCTTTTAGTAATCGAATCTCTGCTATATCATCTTTAAGTTCAAATAGTTGAACAAGAGCATCGAATCCTTTATCTTTATTTTGTAGACCTTGGAATACTTCATTACCTGGTCTGTGTTGACGTATCCAGTTAGCTTGTTTATCTGTTACACCCAAAGGTAATCCAGCTTGTCGTGCTGTTTTATCGGTTATCCTTTTACCACCTAAATTAGGAAGCCTAGATAAGTCAATCTTCTCTGCAAATCCAAATTCTACATTATCAGTATATCCACCCTCGAAGAAGCCAGCACCCTCACCGCCAGTGGCTAATTCACTCTGTAATTTTTTAATCTCTAGTTCTTTTTTGGTTACATCTAGGTTTTTAATCTTTCTAGTTGATTGTTGTTCAGAACGTAACTGGTTTTGCTTGAGAACTTCATTTAAAAGTATGTTTGGATCTATATTATTATCAGCAGCGAAAGTTTGTATAATCAAAGCATTTTCGTCTTCGTCGTCTGACAAAGAGTTTAAGACAGCTAGCCCAACATTTGATACAAAGTCTTCTTCTCTCTCACGATCTGCTTCTCCTGTTTCCCTTGCTTCTCGAGACTTTTTAATAGCTAATTCTTCCTCTTTAATAGCCATTGCACTCTGTTTTTCAAGTGCTTCTGCCTTTTCTTTTCTAACTTCCCTCACACGTGTCATTCGAGCATTTAACAACTCAAAATCTCGTTCAATAGCTGCAGCTTCTGCTTGAATAAGAAGACCCTTCTCTTCAACATCTAAGGCAGTAAGTCGTGCAAGTCCTGCTCTTTCTTCAGCAGAAAGAATACTAGTTTGTATTTCAGCAGCGAATCTCTGTCGACCACTGCGAATACCGAGAATCCTTTGTGATTCCAAAGCTCGTTTATTAATATCTTTTAAGCTGTCACGGCGAATAGCAAAAGTAGCCTTTATATCTTCAATAATACCTTTACTCAATAAATCAGCTCTTTCTTCTAATTTTTCCAAATCTTTATTGTTTTGAGCGTCTTCGGCATCTAGTTCAGCATCTGCTGCTGCCGCTGATTCAACATCTTGAACATTTATACCTAATTTAGTTTCTTGCGTACTCCTAACTTCAGAGGAGATATCTGTTCCAGCAACAAATTCAAATCCTGCTGCAACAAGTCTTTCAGCATTTAAGTCTGGATTAAAAAATCTTTGAAGTTGTCCTGTTGTTGGATTTCTGAAAACTCCCTCACCTTCTGAAATTGTTCCAAGTTTTTCAAGTTCTGTAAGTTCTGGTGGTTTTGCTGCTTCCATTACTTTCTTTTCCTCTTCAATCCTAGCAGTTTCTGTCTGTTGTGCGATAATATCTTGCAATTCCTGTCCATCTCGTTCAACTTGTTCCTGAAACTTCTGGTCACTAACAACAGCAGGACCTGTCGCAGCAGCCTCAATACCCACAGGTGGTTCTGTGGTTATATCAGGTGTAGGAGCTACCTCTTGAGGAGGTTCTTCTTCTACAGGCTCTGATACAGGAATAAAGGCTGCTGGAGCCCTTAATGCTGTTTCTTCTTCTGTTGGGACTATATCTACCATATTTTAAAAGTATGTTGTTACTATCATTTGTCCTAATCCTCCAGCTCCACTTGTGAATGATGAATTTGCTCCTCCTCCACCACCTGCAGGCTGTGCTCCTGCGACTCCATTTCCACTCTGATTACCAGCTCCTCCATTTCCTCCATGTGTGGATGTACCACCTGCACCATCTGAACTAGAACCAGTTCCCCCTCCGCCAGCTCCACCCCAGTAAGAATCACCACCAACTGCACCAGCTCCGGCAACATCAGCTCCACCACTTGCTGAATAAAAACCATCTGCTCCAGCTAAGTTTTGAGCACCCGCAGCATATATTCCAGCAATAGTTATAAATGGTGAACCTCCGTCACCACCCGTTTCATTACCACCACCACTTTGGATGCCACCCTTGCCTGCTTTTGCAATAAAGAAAGAACCAAGAGTTGTGTCGGCACCAGCATTTCCATTTGTACCACTTCCTGTAACTCCAGTACCCCCTGCACCGACGGTTACTGTTTCTGTTGCTCCTAAATCACTAGCTGTAAGCCAACCAGAGCGATATTCACCTCCTCCACCACCTGCGGCATTAGTAGTTTGTCCTGCACAACCACTTCCACCTCCTCCCCATGCTTCTACTAATACTTTTATAGCACCTGCTGGTTTTGTCCATGTTCCTGAGCCTGTAAAAGTTTGAACATCAATAAGTGTAGTAGTTGCAAGTTGACTAATCATCTGAAAGACATCACCTGATGAATCATACTGAACAATTACGCTTTGAATAGCTTCGATATCTCCTGCGGCTAAATCTTGATCATGTTGTTTTTTAATTGTCTTGGCACCTAGTCCGTTTACATTTAAAGTAGAAGCACCTGTATTGGCATTTGTTGCACGGAATCGTACAAATTGACCATCAGTTAACGCTGTTGGTACTGGAGCAATCGTCACTACATAAGCATCCGCTGCTCCTGAATCTACTGCGTAGCCTTGAGTAGCATCTGCTAATTTTGTAGAAGCATCTTTTTCTCTTGCTGTTAGATAGTCTCTAAAATAAGGGTCAACGACAATTTCTGTTGTTGAGATAGCAATTCCGACTGGTCGTTCAATGGTCCCTGCACTTGAAGCAATTTCCCCTGCGGTATCTGATAAGAAATTAATACCTAGAGTAAGTCCTGTTTGTGTTTTATCTAATCCTTGTGTTAAGACACCATTTGCAATAGCGTTACCATCTGTTCCTGCTCCCTGTGCGACACCTATCTTTATAATATCTGTGGTTGCAATAACAGAAGCGTCTGTTTTCTTCCACTCCCTATCTGCGGGGTCTAGAAATACCCAATCACCAGCGGCAACTGTTTCTCCTGCTGTTCCAGCGATTATAATTCTATCAATGTTTGCTGAACCTGTTGCAGCGGCGTTTAACTGAGTTAGATTAACTAAATCATCACCTGAAACTGCTTGGTTTGTTGAGTTTGGAACGGTTGCAAATGAATAAGTTCCATTGACTGTCTCATCGTTCTCTTTGTTGGCGAAACTATCATAAAAAGCTGCTGTATTAGATAGGACTAAAACAGCTCCTGCACCATGAGCTACTCTAAGAGAAGTATCTTGTGTATATGGAGAATCAAAACGAATACCTCGTGTAACTCCTGTGAGTGTTGTTCCTGTTACACCTGTAAAAGTAATAGATTCCTCTCTGGTAGTACCAGGTTCTATTGTTGCAAAGTTTAATGTTCCTAAATCACCAGAAACAATAGCCGTACCATCTGGAAAATTGAAAGATGATAAGGCAATTGAAGTATCTGACAGTGAGATACTTGCTGAGAGTGTATGTTTTTGAGTCTGATTATAGAGTCTATTATCTGCCATTACATTTCACTTCTATCCCTGAAATGTATTTATTTTATAATAATTATAACACTTTTAGGTCTTTATGGCAAAATTGCCCGAAGGAGCTAATCGTGTGTTTGGACCATGACTAAGAATTTCAAAGCTTGCTCCATCTACCGTTGTCTCATATGTTGTCTGCATTTCATAGAAGTCAGTAGCTTTCATGGTAGGAATCTGCCTAAACTTAGGTTTATCATCCAATGCAACGGGTGAGCTCCCTAATCCTGCTTGTCCTAGACCCTTTTTACCTATAGAAGCGTCATCTGATGAAGCAAATCTGAATTTTTCATTACTTCCGTCTAAAGTAAATTCTTGTGTTCCTGAAGCTCCTTGAAAGTCATAATCAAGCCTTAAAGTTACTTTTGTGTTCGGTGTCATGTATAGTTCGTTGAAATATTCATCAAAGTTCTTAATAACAGCCCTGTCTCCAAAGTTTCTATATGCAAATTTAGCTATAAATTCAATAGGGTTGCCATTATCAGTGTTTCCTGCGAATAGTTTATATGTTTCTGCGGTAGTATTTGAGTGAAAATGTATTTCTCCGTCTATAATCGCTAGTTTTCTAATAGGAAGAATCTGTGGTGGTTGCCAATATCCTTTACTAAGATCGTATATATAAAGCTTACTGTTTACAGGAGATGCAATGAGTATTTGATTTCTAAAGTATTTTGTATGTCCGTTGGTAAAATCTTCAGCAGCAAAGTCTGGTTTAATAGGATCTGATATATCTTTTGACTGTGGTGTTGGGATTGTTTGACTTATACGTCCTAATGTATCCAATGTAGGTTCATTAGAAATAAGAATGACATCATTTTTGATCTTTGCTATAAGATCTTGTGCCTGTGCAGCCTGTCGTGGACCTGTTTTAAGTCTCCTAATAGTGAGAGTTTGTTTTAAGTTATCGCTAGAGAGAATGAAGTTAGTCTGATACCACTCATCTTTCCCTGCTGTCATGTACATTTGGTCTTCTTGGGGTACAAAACCTACGGTTGCGTTACTGAGAGTTATTAAAGCTCCTTCTCCTGGCAATCGTGGTGATGAGAAAGAGAAATCAAGAAATGTTGTGTTTTTAGATATAAATACTTCACGACTTTTAAGTGATCCAACATAGATTTGGTTCTCCAATTCACTTATGAGATCGTTTGCAAAAGCATTAGGAAGTCCTGTAATAGTACTATTAGCGTTTACTCTTACTGTTTGTATTGCAATAGCATTTGTGGCTATTCCTGAAGCGTCAGGTGTCACCCCTGTTAAAGTATCGGTCCCTTCTCCACCTGTGTAAGTAAATACAGTACCTCCAATTGTAACCTGTGTAGTTCCCCCGATTAAAAAGCGAGATTCTGCCCATGTTGCGTTATCTGTGGTGTTTTTGGTAATGGTAGTGGTTGTCGATGAAGCGACTGAAGTAACTCCTCCGCTCCATTCATAAATATTAGAGGTTCCATCAACAAATAATAGTTCATCTAAAGCTTCAGTAGTATCCCAGAAAGTAGTGAACTGCATTAATGAAGTCGTACTGAAAGTATCTCTCACACGTGTCCAAGCATTTACCGCAACACCGTCTATTGTTCCTAAAAATACCTCTAATTCATCGTCGTGCAGTCGTAAAGGCAGTTCCGTACCTGTTGAAGTATTCCACTCAAAAGAGCTTCTAATTGGATTACCAGAAGCATTAGCAGCACCAAGAAGCTCAAAGCCTTGTCGGCTTTCAACCTTTTCAGCGTCGTTTACGAGCATATTCTGTGAACCAGTGACTAAATTACGAATAGACGTGTTAGTGCGATCTGGTTTAGTGTGATATCCACGAAAATTGCTTATGAGTTGATATTTTTCAGCCATTTAGCGTTGAATTATTCGCCTACCGCCGTCATCATAACTGCGTTCAGGCATATTATAATAAGTTGTTCGCTTTTTCTTGGTTTCTGATGGATAAGAACGAGCATATTGCTTGTAAAGACCAACCCTGTCTTCCTTGCTAGGATCGCCATAGAGGGCCTTTTCATACTCACTTACATCAATCCTACTGTCTGTACCCTGAATCTCTATAGCGGCTATCCTAGCGGCCTCATACAGGAAGATATTGTAGCTATCATCATCTAAATTGACCTCATCTGTGTCTGCTGTAGGTCTTTCGATAAATGTTCCTCCTGAATTACGGAAGGGGAACTTTGAATAGTAGACAATCTCCCAAATACGTCCTAATTGAGCTGTTACGCTATCTGTTCGCACAACCTGAGCTGCTCCCGTAGCTGCACCATTGTAAGTGATAGTAATTTTAAGTGAATCTATGATTGTTTCATCTACTGTCCCTGTTTCTGTGGCATCTTTCCAGTCAAATCGTAATAATTGCCATCCATCTATGAAAGCAGTGCCGTTATGCGGTGTAGTAACAGTTCTTGACCATCTTCTTGCAAAAGTAGCATCATCACTCCAATCTAATTTCACACTTGTAATAGGAGTAGCTGAAGTAAAGAATATCCAGTGGAATAAAGCTCCTTCATTTTCAAGTTCTGATAGGTCTACTGGTGTCATCGTAGTATTTTGAAGAATACCAGTTGTGCTTCCTACTGCAGAAGCTAAATCAAACTTTAAAGAAGAACCTCCTGATATGAAGTTAAGATTATCTTTTACCAATCCACTAGCGTCACTTGATACCGCCCATGTTCCGTTATCAGTGATGTCATTCATCTCATTTATCGTAGTAGGAGTTGTGAGTTGCTTGGATAGTCGTAATGTTTTTACTGCATTATCATATTTAATAGTGAATGAGTTATCAGTTTTCAAAAGGTCAAATTGATTCTTGGATGCTTGAGTGAAGTTATCGTTTAGTTCTCTATTAACCTGTGGGCGTATATCAATAACCTTATTTCCTTTCAAGTCTGTAGGTGCTGTATAGTCGAAAACACTATCATAGATAGCGTTCTCAATGTTTTCTATTTGGATCATCTCTTGGGGATCAATACGGGCAATGATTTCTTTACCTGCTTCCCATAGAAGAGAGTTTACATCAGAAAGCTTGGCAAGTGATGTGCCGTGAAGTTTTCGTTGGAGATCTGATTTTGTATCTGAGATTAAATATGCCATATGTTTTTAAAAATTATTTCCAAAGAATATTGCTGGTTCTGCTGATACTGCAGTATGTTCTACCACTAATTTAGGGTCTTGTGTTGTTCCTGAACCCCCTTGATCTGCCATAAAAGCTCCAACAAAACTAGAACCCGCAGGGGAAGGAGATGTATCATTTACATCAAGTACCATTCTTAAACCAATTTTAGTAATTCCACCTTTATCTATAGTAGCTTCTCCAGTAGCGTTTAAAGTATAATCATTAAAAGCACTTGTTGACCAGGATGCCACCGTTTTATCTGGAGCAAGCGCAGTCGTACCAAAATCGTTAAAATCATAGTCACTTGTCACTATATCGCTATTGGAAGCTGGATTGGAGGTCACTACTCTAGCTGAATCAGAAAGAGTATCATTTTTAGCATTGCCCTCTAAACTATAAACTGCTGAATCAATCGTATCAGTTCCTAATGAACTTGTATCAAAGAGGGTAATTATCCTTTCAATAATAAAGTCAGTACCTTGTTTATCATGCTCTGCACTTACAGCAGTATTAGTTGGAGTAGCAGTAGCACCAGTTCCTGCATCATGGACTGTTGCATATACTGTGCCACTATTCCCAACGCTACCATCAACAGGACTATTTGTACCTGCAGCAGGTCTAAAAGTTGTAGTGGTATTTCCAGTTTTTCCTCTAGTTACGTTCGTATTCTCTTTTCCCACTAAACTAATAGTATGAGCTAAGTCTTGTCTAGTGGCTTTGGCTAGATCTTCTATATATTTATATTCATGTAAAATACCATTCTTATTAGTCCATTCACGAAGTATTGTGCCATTTGGATCACTTACTAGAATAGGAGGGTTATAAATTAAGAATCTCTCTATCTCAACACTTCCATCTTTACCAAAACCTAATTGTTTATTCTTTCTCCACGCCTTAGCAAAAACTTCTATGCCTCCCTCAATCGCTTTAACATTTTGAATATCAATCTTTACTCCGTATTTTTGACTTATATATTCACCACTAAAATCTATCTTGGCAATTTCCTTGCCTTTAATAGTAGCTTTCTGTTTGGGAGTTTTATTTTTGATTAAATCTTTAATCATCTTAACTAAAATCTAAAATACTACCTCCGAAATAGTCTGTTCCATCAAAATAGAATGAAATGATATCCGTACCTGTGGTAGCTGTGGTTGTTAATGTTGGTGCTGTACCTCCTGAAAATTCAACATTAGCTGGGAATGTCGCTGTTCGTGAACCCACTGAGTCCTGAACCAATTTAAGCGTAAAGTTACCAGGCTTAGCTGGGTCTGTGAAAGTAAATGTCTCGTTAAAAGCACCAAACTGGAAGTTAAACTTGTTACCAAGTCCCCAGTCAATCGTTGTTGTTCCGTCTCCTGTAGCTGTCTGTGCTGTGAAACCTATTGAGTTAGCACCAGCATCAAGTTCTCCTCCAAGAACAGGGGTTGCGTCACTTGAAAGTTCAGTTACAAGTGGTTGTCCACTAGCTCTTGTATATTTAGTACAAATCCAATTACCAGAACCTAAAGATATAAATTCTGCTCTATCATCTGCAGCGGTAGTAATATTTGCAGCTGTAGGAAGAATGAGAGAAGTAGCATTTTGAGTCAATATTAAAATACCAACGAATTTCACTACTCGTTTTGTTCCAGCTGCAACTGTTCCTAATCCCGTAATTGTTGTAGTACCTGTAATAAATACAAAGTTACCTGCGACAGCTCCAATATCAGTTGTAGTTGCAGAGGCTACATCACCTGCTTTAGTTTCATTAATTGCAAATGAATTAGTATCAAAAGTTCCTCCCAATTGAGGTGTTGTATCTTCTACAATATTATTAAGTGTTCCAGGTGCTACTGCTGAAGTTGATACTATCTGAAAGTTTGTACCATCATTAACTACCTCAATAACTGAACCAGCTTCAATATCTCCTGTAATCGTGTCTACATCGTGTTCTTTTTTAAGTGTCCTAGCTCCTAGACCATTTACATTCAGTGAAGAAGCACCTGTATTGGCTGTATTTGCGCTAAAGGTAAATGATTGACCTGTTACGTATGCTGTTACTGCAGGGTCTAATGTTATAGCGTAAGCATCACTAGCTTCTGCATCTGCTGCAAAAGTATGTAATGCGTTTTGAACTGATACTACACTTGCTCCTCCTGGTTGTGAAAATCCCATAATTATGCGTTATCAAATGATACTACTTTTAATGTGACACTTCCTGCTGAACGAGCTGTTACTTCTGCGTTCAGGAATGTAAGACCATCAACATTGACAATGATGTTCTTAACATCATCTGTTCCTGTTACTGAATAGCCTGTATCGCCTGTAACAACTGAACTAGGATCGTTTAAATCAAAAGACCCGACAAAGTCAAAATGATTTGAAGTGCTTTGTGCTGCTGTAAAGTCTGGTGCTGTCTCCGAGAGAGAACCTTGAATCTTAAAGGTTAAATTGGCACTTGTGTCTGTTGAAAATTTCAACATGATATGTCGATAATCTGACACATTGATTGTTGTACCAAAACCTACTGCTGCTACGGCATCTAAGATTGTTTTTTCTGGTAATCTTCGTCTATTTCCCATAGTAATTTTTGTTTATTTAATAATCCTTTTATGAAACCCCTCAGTTAGAGATTCCATAAAGAACAATTAAGCTGTTCGTGTGAACGTGTAAGCAGTTGCACTTGAAAACATAAGTGTAAACCTACCTTGCCCAGTAACACCTGATGCAACAGTAAGCTGTCCGAAACTAGCTGCTGTCGTAGCTGCTGCATCTGAAAGAATACCGTTTGTTGCCACGGCGATTGTTACCGTGTTAGAACCAGCTGTGTTGTCAATATACAATTCGTGAATTGTACCTGCCACAGCACCGAGTTCTGTACCTAATGCTGTTCCAGTAGGAAGTGTAATCGTAGTTGCTGCTCCTGAAGTTGATGTAATATAACCTGTTCCAGCTTCAGCTGCTGTAGCTGTTGCTGTCGCATTAATAGCTGCTGTCGTTCCGTGTTCTTGCACAAGCACTTCTGCTGTTACAACACGTCCTGCTGCCTTTGGAGCTATATTTAAGTCAATATCTGTATCACCACCCGAAGCTGCAATTGAAGGTGCCACTCCTGTTGCAGCACTTGTGATTGTTACTTCGTTTACTGAAGTTGCTGCTGATGCCAAGATAAGGATTTCCTCAGCTTGGTCGTTGTGGAATTCGATTCCAGTATCAACTTCACCAGTAGCAGCAAGGATTGGCTTGTTGCCAGTTGCCGCACTCCTGATTGTGATTTCGTTTACTGAAGTTGCGACCGAATCAAGAATCAAGATTTCTTCACTCTGATCATTCTCAAAAGTGATTCCTGTGTCAACTTCACCACCAGTTTTGATGATTGGGTTTACTCCTGTAGCGGAGTTCTCAATCTCAATCTGATTAACTGCTGAGGCGGTAACACTGAATTGAAGAATCTCATTCCCATTGTTGTCTAAGAATGCGTCTCCATCTGAGATTTCAATGGCTGACTCCTGTAGCTTTCCATCTCCATCAATAACTTGAGTGCCATCAACTTCATAGCCATCTGCTGTATCTAGTTCACCTAAATTCGTTTTTCCCATAGTAAGAAGTTAGTTATCTAATAATCCTATGTAAGTCCTGTTGAACCAACTAGTCCTTCCCATGAAATAGAGTCTACAACTTCTCGGTATTCTGCCTTGTAGATGTAGTTGTTATTCCTCTGGAACTCCCAATTAACGAGAGCTGTCTGAATTCCCTGTCGTACCCATCGCATAAGTGAGTGGTTACGTGAGAGAAGGAACCAAGCTGTATCTGAACCACCTTGTGCAGCTGATAGGAATGGTGAGTATTTCACCTGAAGTCCTGGATATAGCTGTGAGTAGTAGTTTAGATCGTTGTTGGCTGTACCTTGACGAAGCTCTGACTTGGTGATTTCCATAGCAGACTTAAAGAGTGCTGTAGGAACCAAAAGACAAGCTGGCTCATGTCCACCGAGAGTACCATCCTGAGTGATCTGGTTGATAAGTGAGTTAAATGAAATGTTAAGGTTCGCTTCACTAAGAGCACCTGTTTCTAGGTTATCTACATTCTGTCCACCGATAGTTACGTGAGTATTGTTGAACAATGATACGCCATCGTTAGAAAGCTGAGTAGTGAATGAATCATTCCATACCTGGAAAGCATTTCGGTCACGAGTTACACGTGCAACACGTGCGAAGTCCTGAATCATCTTTGAAACGAATGAGTGTTGGTCATCGTCAAAGAAGTTCTTTGAAATGTCGATACTATTTGCAAAGTTTAAGACGTTTGAAGTCTTCTGGTTTGCAGAACGTGCGGTAGCTGAATTAACATCCTGCTCCTCAGCTCGTTCTTGGTAATAACCAGGACCTTTGTACTGTTCTGTAATGACAGCAGCTCGGTCGATTGTGTCTTGCATGAATACAAGACCGTCTTCTGCAGTTGCTTGACCTACCACATTAGGATAGTCAAACTCCTGGAAGAAAACAGCATCCAACGCAGTTTTAGTTACGTTGGGATTAAGATTTGTTGTTAACATAATTAATTAGAAGTTAAGACTATGCAATTGGTCCCTCAAGTGCAGCTGGTCTGATAGTAAAGAATACGTCGCCTGTTTCTGTATCACCACCTACGATTTGAATACCGCTTGTAGCTCCGTCTCCTGCGTTCTCGTCGACCGTATATGTACTTGAGATAAGGTCGATAAGAACCCTATCATTTTGTAAAGCATCAAGTTTTGCTTTTGTGTCAATGTTCGCTGGTGTGGAAGCTTTTGCTCGCCACACAGTTTTTCCGTCTCCAAGATATACTTGTACAACGCCATCAGCTGAAGCAGTCTCTGTTGAGTCTGAAGCAGCGATTCCGATAACCTGAGTTGTTGTTCCGATAACTGGCTCGTTGTCAGCTAGTGGAATAACAAATGGGCTACCAGCAGACTTTAGTTTTACTGGTTCTCCAACAAAGATTGCTGTAGCACCTGTTTCTGTCTGATATGGTTTTGTAGGTATAACATTTCTTCCAGATACATCTTGGAAATCAATATCTCCTTTTGCCATGTTGTTAATTACACTTTTCTATCTATGTGTTGACACCTGGAATGAGTTGTTTTGGTTTTGTTCTTACATACCCATCTTTCATTTGTTCTGGTGTTAGACCAAATGCTTTGGAGATTTGTTCATCCTCTTTAGAATATGTAGGAGTTTCTTCCCTATTAACCTTTCTCTGTCCAGGGGCTGCGCTGCTTGTTACTACAGTGTCTTTAGACCTAGCTGTAGCTGCAGCTTCACTTAGAATAGAAGAATATTTTTTCTTATTAGCTAGAAGAATAGCGTTTTCAATATCCTCATGGTCATTTCCTGAAACCGTAATTGAATTCTGGTAATGAAGTAGAGCTAATTTAGCTTCTGCCTCACTTCCAGTCATTGAACGAATCTTATTTTCAATCTCGCTCTTACGTGATTCCTTGTGGAAGATTTGGTTCTCTTCCCGAACTGCCTGACGGACATCGTCAATGGTAAATGTAGGAGCTTCTTCAGCCTTTTTTACAGCCTCTTTTTTCTCCTCCTTTACCTTTTGAATAGTATGCTCAGCTTTACCAAGCCTACTCTCTAATTCTTCTGCCTGTTTCTGATAATCAATTTCTTCTGTAGTCTCCACTACTTCAGTGGTAACTTCCTCTTGTTTGATTTCCTCCGAAGCTGGGGTGGTAGTTTCTTCTACCTTTTTTGTTTCTTCAGCCATAATGTTTCGTACTTAAGGTGTACGCTACCTTATTAATCGTGATTGGCTCACGCTGCCTAATATAAAAAGAACCACTCTGTTGAGTGGCTCTGGGGAGGGGTTCAATTGGGATACACCTTGCGGTGAATTGAACACCTCTCAAGAGGCACCCAATTTGTATATCCCATACAAATAGTTCTTCATTATTTTAAATTTTTAAGGGTTTTAATCTTCTTTTTTAGTATAGCAAGATTGTGTATCATTGCTTTCCCGAACATTGTTCCTTCGATGTGTTCACTCTCAGGGAATATCTTCTTGTAAGATTGATACGTTATCTCGTCTTCGAGTATCTTCCAGAGAAACATGTCATCAATTTGACGTGCCTGTGATGCAAGCATTTCTTTGCTTCTACTGTCTAATACCTGTCCTTTGTACATTATACCACCTTTTCCGTCAGATGACAAAATATCTTCTTCATTTATCCCTCGAAATAGATGTTTAACGACAAAGTTTATTGTTTTTCTTCTAAGCCAATTCATTTTTTTAATCTAACAGATTTTGTTTTATTAACTTCTTTGTTCATCCTATCTATGAATGATTGAGGAAGTGCGCTCTTAACAATCTTTTTAAGAGGTATTCTTGGATCTGATATTTTAGGATGTTTTTTAGTCATTATTTTTTCTTCTTTTTAAGACGTATTGGTGTTCCACCACCTGCTATGAAACCAAGCAATCTTCGTTGTGCTGGGGTAACAGGCTTACCTCTAAGAGTTGGTTTCTTCTCTCTCAGGACTTTCTTAGCCTTTGCCACCGAAAAAGGTTTCTTTTTCTTTGTTGCTTTAGCCATACTATTTATGCTTACTACCACGTGTAGGCATCACAGGCTTTTTAAGACCTCTTGATGCAATCTGCTTCCTTCTAGGAATCTTCTTTACTACTTTTGTTGTTGATACTCTAGTCATGTTTCTTTTTAACTGATTTCTTCTCAGCCTTCTTAACTTCTTCTTTGGGTTCCTCGACCTCTTCTTCAATATAACTACCTCCTAGTAATAGATACTCAGCCTTTACTGCTTCGCTATCTGATGGATCTCCTCCCCTTTCAATGACACGCTTTCGTGCCAAGGCTTCTTTAGTTTTATTTTGATACATATTAATATTTTTTACTTTTAATAAACTTTCTTACATTACGACCTTTTGGTTTCTTGATTAATTTCTTCCTACGTTTCTTTCCAACTGTTACGTTAGGATTTGCTGATGATGTTAATGCCATAATTATGCTCTCATTAATGGACCAGTAACACTACTTGTTCCAACCAAACCTTCGACTAGGGATGATGTTCCACCTCCTGCTGGTGGAGCTCCTGGTGCGGCTTCTGACCCTTCTGCTGGCAATCCTAGTGTCTGTCCACCTTGTTTCATGTACTTATCAACATCTCCATCTGCAAATGTCTCAACCAAGAAGTCTCGTGTTACAGCTTGAGCGTCTACCAATGGATTGGTAATCATTCTATCGTATGCTTCTAAGTCTAGGGCCTTCTTCAAGAACTCATTCTTAGGAAGCATGGTATCTGCTGTCATGGTAAGCATGAACTTCAATTTCCTAAATAGAGCAGGATTTACCTTGATAAGACGTGTTCCTGAGTCTAATCCTCCTTGTTCTCGTGCAGTTAATTTACTTGCTTCAAACTTTGCCTCGTCAGTATCTAGTTCCATACCAAAGAGTTCATCAGTTAGCTTTATCTTCCTTGAAACAGTACGTCCATTTTCTGTTTTATCAGGCAATAGGAAGGTTCTGAACTTCATTCGTGGAATACCTGCTGTTATCTCTTCAACTTGTCCTACAGTCATGTGGTTTAAGATGTCGTCTACCATAAGACCACCAAAGTCTACAACAAGAGAAGCTATCATCTTACCGAATAGTCCTAGTTGAATACGTGCATTTTCCTGTACTTGAGAGATTTCAAAGGCTGTTCTACCTGTAGCAGGTGATAATCCTGCTTGTAGTTGGTCCTGTGAGGACTCTGCCATAGACTTCTCAACCATTCCTAGAGCATTGAAACCTGCGTTAAGGTTCTTTCCTGTTTCCATAACCTCAACTTTCGTACTTTTAGAGAAGTTATTGGTGACACCAGGAAATACAACACCTGTATCAATGTCTTCTTCACCGAAGATGTTAATAGGTGGCATGATTGAAAGGAATGTACCATCCAGTATCATGTTGTAGAGCGTGTCTACGAGTTGCTGGTCTGGTCCTAGCTTAGATACCGCTGACTTATAATAGAAGAAATGCTTTTCGTCAATGGGTTCATATCCTGACTTAGCATAAGGATACTTAGGACGGTCCATGTTATCCCTGTGGCTCATGCGATTAGCCTCAGTGTTATCATCTCCCATGTAGATACCATTAACAAAGACTACTTCTAAGTCTTCTTGGCGATTGTAGTAAGTTACTTCTTCTACTTCAGAATCAAGTGATGTATCTCGTTGGTCGTAAAACATCCCCTCTTGGTCAGTATAAAATGTATTTATTCCAGGACGTACAAACTCGAAGTTCTCATGCTCTCCATAGGTGACACGTGCTTCATCATATTCAATGAACTTCCTACGAATAATAAAACGCTGTCTTTGAAGTGTGTACTGATATACGTTAGCAATTAAGAACTCATCAGGTGGTACGACCATTGTCTGAAAGCCTGAGAGTACTTCATCAACCATTTCTTTAACGGTCATGTCACCATTTGCCATCTTGATCTTAACTTGTTGCATTACTTCGGTAAACTCTGCTTTGAGAACAACGACAGGGTTTACGAGTGCTGAGATTACTGCAAAAAGAAAAGACTCTTCATAGTCTGAGTTGTTGATAGTCCATTCGATGAGGTCCTTCATCACGTTAGCTGCTTCCTTGTCTTCATCATCTTGATCGTTTTGAGCAAAGACATCAGGAACCATGATACTAGCGGTAACATGAGCTGCTATTGAGATTATCTTGTTTCGTGTGAGGGGACGGATAGTATTAGCTCTCCATGATTCATCAGGATTAGAGCTACGAGGAGGTATATACGCATTAAAAGCCCTCTGATTATCGTTCATAATGATAACTAGAGAGCGATCATTGAACTCTTCGTAGGGCTTGTTGAGATTATTTTCAGCTGTCGAATAATCATCCCGTATAGCGGAGGTGATTTTAATTATTGCTTTTGATGGTTGATAAGGACTTGGAGAAATTGTTTCGTCAATTATTTTCCCCTTACCATCTCTGATTATATTGCCAATCACGAATTTGTATTCTGTCCCTATCCCTAGAACACAAATTAATTATTACTTCTAATTTTACCATACCCATCCCATTGTGGCAAATGCTGTCTTACTCTCCTTACATTGCCTTCTGGCCTCACAAAGCCTAATGCCATAGAGTCAAAGTTGTCTGGTGAGGCGTTCAAGAGCTTCTTCATAGTTGGTTTATCCATGAGTTGGATCTTACCCCTTAAGTTTCTCTTGTATCGGATAAAGAATAGTTCTTGTGTAGCTTTGTCCTCAATGATCTGTCCCCCATCTTTAAGCCATGATCTCATACGAAATGCTGCTTCTGCTCTGATATTGAGATAAGTCTCCTCATCATCAGGCTTCTCTCCTGTGAGGATTACGTTTATACGCCCATAATCGACTCCTGACGCAATTTCTACAGCTACCTTAGCTCCTACACCGAAACCATCAATAAAGACGTTCTCAGCGGTAATTCCGTAGTAATCCATGTAGTCCATAGTTCGTGAGGATATTTCTTTGGGTGTTGCTACTTTCTCTTGTCCTAGCTTCTTCATAACAAATCTATCTCGTATGTACCAAACAGTCTTATCTCGTCCTTCTCCTGCTGGATCAATCATAAGTCTTTTGAACCCTCCCTCCTTAGCTCGGAAGTCATAATCATTGTCCCGTATCTCTGTTACTTCAAGTCGAGAGTATACAGGGAGGAAGCCTCTCTCGTCCGCACTCTCTGCGTCAGGGAACTCTCCAAGAACACGAATCCTATACTCGTCTGAATCAGGACCGTGCTTCTCCAGTATCCTATCTACATAGTCTTGCTCTACAACAGGTGAATCTATTGAAGAGAAGTGAAGTGTTTGCCAGTTATGTTGGTCGGTGTGATGAGTATCGTAGAAGTAACCGACAAGCCTCGTGGGGTTTGAGATAAGGACAACAAGCGTGTTCTTTTCGGTAAGTGATCCTTCTGCGGTGTTGTATATCTCTTCAGGTACTCCTGACGCTTCGTCAACGAGTAACATAACATGTTCTCCATGAACTCCAGCTAAAGCCTCTGGTGCTTCTTTACGGGCTGTCTTAGCCCTTGCAAACCATGTCTCTGGGCTCTCGTTTATCCTAATGTGGGAGCCAGTCCACTCATACTTTTCTTTGACACCTTCAGGCATGAGTTGAATCCACTTCATTGCTTCTTTCCATAAGACATCGTTCATCTGTTCTGCTGATGGTGCGGTACAAGCAATCTGGCAGTCCTTAAAACAAAACAAATACCATAGCATGAGCCATGATATTGTTGCAGACTTCCCTACTCCGTGTCCTGAACGAATAGAGATACGGTTAGACTTCTGTCCTTGTAAAGCTAGTTCAACAGCGTAGAGTATCTCTGCTTGTTGGAATGTTATGTGTTTTCCTTTAATGAAAGGCTCGTTCTTGTCTTGTGGGGAAAGACCCCACATCTTTGAAACAAAGAGTATGGGGCTTTTCTGGAATTCTTTATAGAGTTGTAAGTCAGCTTTTTTCAATGTGTTCCACTCCTATCCCTGGAACATGTTTATTTATTATTAGGGTTGCTAGGTGAATCAATCCATTCTGACTCATTCCCCTTGAAGAATTTAATGGCATCTTCTATACCAAGATTGTATCCGTGATCGAAAGCAGCTCCCTCTGGATGTGATTTATGTTCTTCCTTAATCCCCTCTTCTGGATATTTAAGCTTTCTTAACCTTGATATATCAAATAATAGTTCTATTAAGTATTTTTTCATAATTATTTACCTACGTTCCTTAACACCTCACACACCATCTCATATCTTCCTTGTGCTATTTGAGTGTCGAGAGCATTAGGACTGATACGTCCTCTAGCGTCGAAGTCTTCCTTCACTTCCTTCTTGAGCTTTGTGAGGGCAGGGAAGAGCTTCTTACGACTAATGAACTCAGCTCGTGCCTTTCTGTATTTCCTCCACCATTTAAAGCGAGGGATTATTAATTTTATGCGGTGTGATAGAGTCATGTTTAAATATTGCAAAATCTTTTGGATGCCTCAAATAAGTACACCTTGCACATATTATTAGCTTTCCTTCTTCTCCATCAAATAAATGATATGTATCAGGAGGGAATACCTCGTGGCCAAATATTCCACAAGTAATCAATTTTAATAATTCTTTCATACTACTCATCAACATTTAAACCAATAGTAAACAGTTCATCAACTGTAGCATTGCTTATAGTTACTGTGTAAATACCTCGTATTGGGAGAACTACTTCAACACCATAGTCTCCTGTACATGATAAAGCTTCAAAGATAGTGAGACCTTCAGGTGAGACAATCTTAATATCATATACTGTTGTTGAAGTTGCAGGGCTTGCAAGTATCTGACGAAGAAGACCAACCAAGAGACGGTTAGTGTTGCCAGAAGCTGTGCCTGATGACGTTGTGAGGTTAAGTGGCTCTTTATGTATTATCTTGGTCATTTATGACTGTGGTTACTATTACGTCGGGGTCTAAGCTTATATTCTCTATTATTGGTGTGTAAGCCATTACTCTGTGAAAGTCTTAGTTAGCTTAGCCTTCTTGCGTGGCATGTTTACAGGAAGCTTCTTAAATACTTCTGCTTTGCCTTGTGGGCCAATATCATCTATCGGTGACATTGCCTTCATTGCTTCGAGTTTAGCGTCTTTTGCTGGTTTTAGTATAGACATAATTTTATATGTTATTAGTAATTATTATATTATACCTTTTTATCTCTCTTTATCCTATAAGTCTGGGTGTGAGTCAAAGGCACTCCATTATCATCAAATAGCTTTGTCTCTATGTCAGGACACACTGAGTACTTAAAGTGTAAAGCTTCTCCTGTGTACTCATCATACTTTGTTATGTTCCACTTCTTCTTTGCTTTGAGTTTCTTACCACATGCTCTACAGAAAGACTTGATGTCTAATAGCTTTTCTTCTTCTATGTATCCTTTGGGTGTTTTAATCATGTTTTAATAATTTACTTTTCGCATATTAAGCTTCTTAGGACCGCCAGTGTTGGTTACTTTCTTTTTCTTTACAATACCAACTCCAACCTTCACTAATTGTTCTTCGTCTATATCACAGTTTTTAATATCACCGCCTTTGTCTAGTTTTGATTGAACCTGATATTGAATACATCCATTCAAATATACGGTTCTTGATATGGCAATACCTGTAAAACCACTGACTATATCTTTTACCTTTGTTCCTAATTCTATTTTCATATTATTTCTTATTTATTGCCTTCTAATATATCTTGTATTATTTTAGCCCTACGTTTAAGACGAGGGATCTCTTCACGTTCTGTCTCAAATGCTACTTTAGCATTACAGTACAAAGATACCTTGCATGGAAGAAATTCTTGTTTGTGCATTAAAGCTATCAAAGCACCAGGAGGGTAAGGAGGTTCTGTCCCATATTTCTTTCTTAAATAAACCTTGAGATCTTTCTTTAAAAAGTATTCTTCTAGCCGTGTGTGTTGTTCCTCAATGAATTCACCTATAAGTCTTTTAACTAGTTTTATCATCTTGGCTTTGATTAAATAGATCTGTTAAATTGATTCCACCACTATGTTCTACTTTGCTTTCTTGCTTTTCACTATATCCATGTTTACCTAGCATGAGTTTTACAATGGCTGAGTTGAATTCGTTTTTAAGCCCTTTGTTTATAAGGATTTGTTCTTGGGTTGACAAAATGTTTGCTAATATGTCGGAAAACTCTTTCTTATCTTCTTGACTTTTCCAATCATATATGGTGGAACGATGTATCTCTAAGTGTTTCGCAAGACCTGCTACACTAGGAACAACGTCACCATGTTTCTCATGATTCTCTAAATAGTCCTTAGCTTTTTCTATAAGCTCTTGTGTGTAATCTGTTGGTCTTGCCATAGTTATTTATTGTTGAGCTTCAACCAAACCTTAGCTACTAACTCTTCAGGATCATCTCCTTGTTCAACGATGCGAGTGAAGCCTTTAGATAGGTCTTTAGCGTCTACTGGCTTCATTTCTGATGCTGTGTATTTATAGTCTGCACTTTTATATTCTCTGCAAAGGCATGAGAAGTCATCACCGCATGCTTTTATGAGTTTTAAAAGAGTGGGGCTAACTTTTTTAATATTAGGAAATCCAGCCTCTTCTAATTTTGTTGTTAGTTCGTAATTCATATTACTTCTCTTCCTTAACCACAGGCACAATAGTCATACCACAATCAATGCTTTGTTCTCTGTAGCGTAGTTCTGGGATAAATGTCATGCCTGTTTTCTTTTCTAATGCTCTAAAGCCCTTTTTGAAAGCCTCTGCCTTCTCTTTATATTCTTCTTGTTTCTTTAGTTCTACTTCAAGTAGTTTTTCTTGATCTGTTTTAGTCATAGTTTAATGGTTACATGGTCCGTTAGGAGGTAGTTGTATTACTATATCTCCTGGAGGGTGCATGTGGTTACATGGAGTTTGTTGTTTAGGGTCTACTATATTTGAGATAGTCTTGGAAAAAACACCAGATTTCATTTCTAAATCATCTACTCGCTTCTTCATATCATCCACGCTTTTCATGACGGATTTTAGAAATTCTAATGAGACTGTTACTTTTTCTTCTTTTGCCATATTTACTTAATTATAACACTTTTAAAAGACAAAGGCTAGGGGGATACTTTCCCCCAAACCTCACTTCTTCGCATACTTTCTCTTACATTCTTTAGTGCAGAACTTCTTACTGTATTTATTTCTGGGGTTATATAGCACCGCCAGTTTGTTAAATATTTCCTTTCCGCACTCTTCACATTTTACTTTGGACATATCAGCCCATCCCATTCCCATGATGTTCTCCTCTTGGTGTTCAGAGCTTGTGCCCTGAGTTAGTGGGGCAAGGATTGACTAAAAGTAACACCACCGCTAAATGAAGATTACTTCTGTCACCTTTCACCCCACCAACTCAAAGTACAAGCGTCTTTTTTAGTCCATGATTTTTGTGAAAGTTATACACTTTCTCTGCTTCTTTCCTTACCTTAACTGCATCATTTTTATATTTAAAAGCACCGAGATGTATTTGTTTACCGTTAGAGGCTATTATAGCGACCCAATTATTTCTCTTCTTATGTTTGAGATAATAAACTCCAGTCATTCCTGATGTATTATTTTTCGCCAACTTTTGATTTTTTTGATTTTCTGAATGTGCCACATCCCTAAGATTACACCAGCGATTATCATCTTTTATATGATTTATGTGGTCTACTTCACCTTTGGGAAGCTCCCCATTCATATAAAGAAAAACTAATCTATGAATCAAATAATTTTTCTTACCTATTGTTATTGTTCTATAACCAATTTTTCTAACATGACCTGCGATAGCACCTTTCTCACCATTACGTCCTCCTCTATAAATTTTGCGGATAAAATCCCCTGTCTCTAAGTTATAGTAAAACAATTCTTTTAGATATTTTTGTGTTATTTCCATACGCTCTAACTGTGTTGGTTATTTGTATCTAAAAACAATATCTTTAGTGAGAGGACATTTATACCACTCAACATATGTTGTCCAAAAAATACCTAGTAAACGATATGCCTTAACTTCCAACATTTGTTCAAAATATCTATTTTGTATCTGTTCAAATGCTGTTATTCTTATTGTTTTCATACGCTCTTGTTAAGGATTTTACTTTTAATGTCTTCTATGATGTTATCTTTTATTCTTTCAACATTACAGTCATGGTCTTTGTAGCACTCTTTTTCATCACAGGTTTTCATCCCCTCCAACATCTCTATTACACCCTTGATGATGTTATCTTCTCTTTGGTTTATATGTTCTTTTATTTCTTCATTTTTTGATACCATTCCTCCTTCATGAAAAAGTTGAAAAGGAAAACTGTTCTCAAACTCCTTGTTTCCTTGTTCTCTTATTGATGTGAGTGTTTTAGTCATGTTAAATAAATCTTGAAACTATTAATACAACAAAGCAAAATCCAATTATAAGAAAATCTATTTTTGTCATATCATCTTTTATTTCCTTTAATGTGTTATATTCTTTCTTACTCATGACATATAAGATTATGGATAAAGGTGATGGTTTCTTCTGATTGGTTGTTTAGGTTGTCGTCACGGAGGTTCCATTTACAAACCAATTTTGGTGACAGTCTCTTAGAAGCCTCTTCATAAGAGCGAACTCTCGAAAAATTACCTTCACCGTCACAACCAACCTTATTAGTACCTATAGCCAACAACACATCAGCGAGTCTTATGGGGCGACCTATGATTTTTAAATGACCTTTGTCTTCGTAAAACACAAGCCCAATACCGTTATTACTCCTTTCATAAATCTCAACAATAGTATCACGCCCTTTAATTTCTCGTTTATCTAACACCTTTAACGTTCTTGGTTGTTTAGAGTATTCTTCACTAGAAAGAATCACCTCACAACCAAACACCAAATCTAAGATAGAGGGGTTGGCTTTGATAACTGCTTTGCGTATTTGTTTTATTTTGTCTTGCATATATTTATTTAAAAAGCGTTGATAAGTACTCCTCTATTGACTTGCCTTTCCTTAATGTAGGCATTAGTTCGTCCATTTTAACTGTCCAATTCCCTCTTTTGAATCCTCCGTGAGAGTTTATAATTCTTTTTCCCCTCCACTCATTTTCTTTTGCTTCACAATAATCCCATTCACCCTCACCCTCCAATTCAATAATGTTATTTATTTTTCTAGCCCAGCAAGTTTTACACTTATAAACAGGTGTTTTTGCTGTGTCAGGCTCATAACGAATTAACTCCCAATCATGTTCTATTTCAGAAAGTTGTTTTATATATTCTCCCCATTTTTCAACCTTCCCTACTGCACGCCATGAGGAGGGGTCTAAAAACATTGAGTCCTTTTCGGCATCAGTCCAAGTATGTATAGGTATTTTTTCTTCTACAACATAAACACCTTTACCCCACCCTCCCTCTATAGCTTTTTCTATGTATAGTTTTGTGTATTTCATAGTTATTTCTCGTCCATCTCGGACATTAGAAACACTAAAAGTCCAAGACCGCTACTTATCCCTATAATGACAATCATCCAAAAAAAGAATGTATGTTCCTTTCTAAGTTTTTTAATATCTTTTATCATAGTTATTTCTTACTAAACCCACTAATAATCTCTTTTGCATTACATGGAGCTCCCCTGCTCGCTTCTATTCCTTCACGAGTGAAAACTACATAACGTCTTACTTTGATACAGTTAGGTCTGCTACATACTTGTCCCTTAAGACGTTTTTCTTTACATATTACACAACGTAATGATGTGAATTTTTTCATAGCTCTTTTAGTTTTTGTTTATATTCTTCTATTAAATTTTTATATTCTTCAATAGAATATTTTCTATATCCTGTATTTTTTAGCTGTATAAGTTCGTTATCTACTTCTTCGCCATATGTTCTTAGTATGAACTCTCTGTATGCTGTCCAGTTTCCTGAAAGGTGGATATTACATCTGTAGCATTGAGCGTGTACATTCTGTTCATGGAAGTAAAGTGACAATCCTCCCACTGATTTTGTAATGTAATGACCAGCATGGATTCCTGGTCCTTTACCTTTCTTGCCACATGTTACACAGGTATAATTATCTCTAGCACGGATATATAAAGAGAATACTGTCCATAGTTTCTTTTTATAATATGCTAGTGTTTTTGGTTTTATTTTCATACGAGTGCCAGGGTAACGAACCTTGATGATTTCTTCAATCACACTCACCACAACACCCACACCGATGAATCTTAACCTTTCAGTATAGAGACTCTGTCGAATGAAGTTGTCATGTGTCAGGGTAGTACCCTGATTTGAGGGAACAAACGCACTATGTGATTCTCGTTTGCGAACATGTAAATGTTACCAGTGAAAATTTTTGAAACACCGCCACAATATCCATTCCCTCACATCAGGGTACTACCTTGATTAGCTCTTTTTCTTACGTGGTCTATAGTTAGCACATCTATTAACAATCTTTAACCAATCCATGATGTTGATATATCCCCAAGGATTGTCACCACCGCCTCCGAACTCATTTGATAATCTTCGTATAAAGATATCAGAAGCTCCAAATATCATTATCTCAACATCACTACTTCCTTCGGGGATTTTTTCAAATTGTTTCATTACAGATTCTGCTGTCATGTTTTTTATGCTCACTTTACCATCAGGATGTTCCCAATCATAATTTTCACAATAATTTCCATAACCCCAAACTGTAGATATCGAAACACCGTTAGGAAATTCAAGGTAAACACCGTTATTTCTGTGGTTTGCAAATGATTTCCTTTTGGTATTTTTAATATTTTTTTTCATAGTTTTAGTACTCTTCGCCTTCTACCTTCCACTTTACATCCTTACAAGTTTTACCGAACTTATCCACTTTGTTTTCTACCTCGTCAATCTCTATTTCAAAGTCGAAGTCACAGCCACTTATAGGACATTTTCCTGTTCCTTTCTTAGGTAATGGGAAGCCACATCCTTCTAGTGGTTCACCGTGATTAGGACATGAGGGCATGAATGTTGGAGTTTGTAAAGGGCTATTTGAATCTGTCATATTAATCTTTTTTATGATCAGCTTCATGAATAATCACTTCAGCAGCAAATTCCAATGCTTTTTCTTTGTCATCAAATCCACCTGCTGCAAAATACGCACCTTCTCCCCTTTTTTTGTCTTCAAACTTACCCATGATAACGAATTCATCACCAGCGATCTTACGAATTTGCAGTATCTTTTTTTCACTCATCTTTCCATCATCTTCACTTTCATCATCATCCTCTTCTCCTAATTGATCTTCCGCAATTTTTGTAGCAATCTTTAATACGTGTGGCAAATTATAATCATCAATGTCATGAACTCCAATGAATGATTTGTGTCCCTCACATGGATTTTCTCCACAAGGTATTGATTCTTCACTCCCTAGGATAACGAAAGACTCGAGATCTAGTAATTCCTTTATAACTTTTGCATCCTTCTTTTTCATCTTGTTGATTTTTTTAATCATATTATTTATTTTTATCACCTTTTTTGGTGCTTGTTGTTAAAAATCTCTTAATTGTTTTTGTTTTGATCTTACCTGCTCCTGTTCCCACTTCTGGACCTTGTATAGCCATTTGACCACGTTTTGAACCCATAAGATTTCGTGAAGATGCTATTCGTTTAATAGCTTGTTCAAAGTGTTTCAGTGATACTTCATCTTCTCCATCTGCTGCTGCTAAACGTGCTGACTGTAGAATAACATTCTTGATTAGACCACCAGTCAACTCCTGTTTAGATAGCTTCTCTACATTCACATCTTTACCAAGAGGCATTTTCTTAGGGAGAAGTACATCCCATATATCTCTCCTTTGTTGTTCGTTAGGGGCAGGAAACTCTACGATAAGAGAAATCCTACGCTCCAATGCCTCATCCATGTGTTCTATACGGTTGGTTGCTAGAATAACTACACCTTCACACTTTTCAATTTCTGTAAGTAGTGTATTAACTTCTGAAGCAAGTACCATTCCTAGTTGAGCTCTGTTGAAGATGAGTGAATCACACTCGTCTATAAACAAAACCTTCTTTTGTTGTTCTGCTTCCTTGAAAGCATTTTGAATACTACGGTTAGCTCCTCCTGGTTCCGATGATTGAATTTCTGCTGCACCGATAACAAGTAGTTCCATACCTAGAGACTTAGCAATTCTTTGAGCTCCCCATGTTTTACCTGTTCCTGGTCCACCGTGAAACATGAACGTCATACCTCGACCATATTCAATCACTTCACCAAGACCCCATTTCTCGAATATCTTATCTTGATGTTGGTGCTGACTCATTACAGCAACGATTTCTCTTTTTACTTCTGGTTCTATAACTAGCTTATCTAGTTGTGCGGTATCAAGTTTTATTTTCTTGAATATACCTCCTTTCTTTGGTGCATCTTTAAGTAATTTTAATACCCAACCATCATCAAGATCATAGACGTTTGATCGACCATTTTCCCAAGTTACCCTGTATTCGTCATAACCATCATAATCAGTAATAATTCCTGATATATATTGACCATCTTTACCCCAAATAGGATTTGATTCTTCCCATTCATCGGAGTTTGGGTTTTTTATTAGGACAACCTTCCTTCCTTTTCTAAGTTTTCCTCCCACTAACTCCAATTCTTCTTCCGCAAATCCCAATCTCATCTCTTTTCCATCTTTTGAAATCCATGAAAGTATATAATATTCATTGTGTATATCTACAACTTTAGCAAAATTTTTTTCATAGTCTTCACCAAGACGAGTAGATCCATGCTTTATCATATTTCTGGGTATACCGTCATGATCTGAAGCATATGTGGGGATGGACTCACCCCCCTTGATGAATTTAACTTTATCTCCCTTTTTAAATTTATTCATTTTATTATTGTTATTGTTATTAATTGTTCCTAATGATCCTCCTGCTCCAACTGAGTCTCTCAATGAGAGTATAGCAGCAGTCATCATCGCATCATCAAGGGGTTTTCTAATATTACTCATCGTCGTCTTCCTCGTCCTCGTCATCATCCTCACTCTCTTCGTTGAGAAGGTGAATAGTTATTCCGACAGAAACGTCCACCATAGATGTAGAATCATCATCTTGTTTCTCATCAAATTCTGCTGCTGCTTTCATTAACTTCATTCCTTCAAGAAAAGCTTTTAATGAATCTTCAGAATATTCAACTCCTTCATTTTTAAATTCACTGAGGATTGTCACATTTGTGACATACAAACATTCCCCTTGGAATATCAGTGAAGTGTAAATAATAGGAAACTCGGTGGGCATTAACATACTTTCCATCTATGTTCATGTTTCCATACCCTTCATTATTCCTAGCACCAGTCCACTCCCAACATTCTTTATCTGTTTTTTTGTCGACCTTTTTCCAAAATCGTTCTTCCATTGTCGCCATAACAAATTTTTATTTAGCGTAATCTAATCTTATAAATGGTATTGCTCCACCAGGAATCATCTGTTGTGGTAAATTTCCCGACCATTTCTTAGCGTATTCCATTTCAACCTCAAGTCTCTTCAATTCTAGGAATGCTGTACCCTGTCGTAGAGCTTGTCCCTGAAGACGTGTCTGCTCTGCTTGAGCTTTGTACTTCTCGATCTCTTGCTGTTGCTCGAACTGAACCCTTGCAAGATCATTCTCTGCCTTGAGTGCGTTCTGTTCTGCGGTTACTTTCTGCTCAATAGCTGAATCAAATGCCGTTGAGAACTTGAAATCTGTGAGAGACAAGTTTGTTACGACGATATTATTGTTACTTAAACGTGTTTTAAGAGCATCTAGTATATCAGTCTTAACTTGCTCACGCTTAGTAATAAGCTCTTCTGCTGTATACTTTGCTGTTGCTGCCTTTACTTCATCCTGAATAGCTGGGTCTATAACAATCCGTTGGTAATCTGTCTGAAACTCTGTGTATATCTCACCTACTTTCATAGGGTTGATATTAAAGTTTAGAGCGATTGTTGTTGATACAATCTGAAGGTCTTTCGATGAAGCCTGTGCAGCTACTTCGATTTTCTGTGTTCGTACACTGAATTTTACAAGGTCTTCAATGAATGGATTCTTGTAGTGGAGTCCTTCTCCTAGTACTCTATCTACTGCTCCTAATCTTAGGACTACCTTCTTATCTCCTGAATCAATTATTGTAAAAGGTTTAAGAATCAGTGCCAACGCTATCATCACTACTATCCCTGTCAGTGTTATTATTTGTTTTGTTGTCATAAAAGTTATATGTAATTATTTTAATAAATATTGTTAATAAAACTAGGACTACTACGAAATATATAAGGGTAATCATGTGTTTATCTTGTTAATCGTCTAAAATGGAATCTCTTCTGGTTTCATTTCTTCTGTCTCGACCTGCATTGGATCAATATCTTCAAATTGCATAGCATCTCCTAAGAATGTTGTTTTAGTCTTAGCTTCTCGTTCTTCCTTTGTAGCTGTATCACATACAAAGTGAGTTTTTACCATTCTCCATGTATCTCCTGTCTTGATTACTTTCTTTTCTTTTAGAGGTACTATATCCATTTTATATTCCTTCACAGTAACTATTTCACCTTGAGAGTTTTCGTATGTTCTCGTGTTTATTCTGCTTTTGTCTATTTTTGCTAGATCTATTGTGATGCTTAATTTTTTCATGTTTTTTAGAATCCTAAATCTGGGTCTATTTCTGATAATGGTAATGGTTTTGCTAATGGTGCTTTCTTAGGTACTGTACTTTGTGCATCGTCATCACTTTCGGTCATGAGATTAAAAAGCTGTACAAGATTATATCTTCTGAAGTAGGTAATAGCTGAACCTAGTTTTTGTGGGTCAAGATTTTCTGGTAAAGGTATAGCACTGTACCTATTTTCTCCTGTTTCAACATCGAATATCTCTGTCATTACTTCCTTGTTAAGAGTTCTATGTACAACAAGTAGCTGTCTTTTCTCTAATTCTGGTAGTAGTTTATCCCACAGTTCATCTAGTGGTACATATTTATAGTTATACCCTTGTGCTGTCTTGGTAAACTTTAAGTGTAGAGATTGTATCTCAAACAGTTTTTTTGTTAGTTTTTCATTATCTGTCATATTTATATTAATTAACTATTAAAAGGTGGTTCTCCACACACTTCTTGCATATAGGGCATGTTGTCTGATGTGATACCCCATTCCTTGTCTAACTTTTCTAGTGCGTAGATGTTTCCTGTCTTAGCTTTTACTTTTAATGCGTTGATTATCTTCTCTTTCTTCCTTTTCTGTTCTAATGAGATTTTCATGTTATTTTTTTAGATTCTTTAATTCTAAGCTTAATATAAGTGACCATGCAATTGAAGTAAGAAATCCAAGTAAGAACATGGAATTTATACCGAAGTATCTTATCATCAGAATTACGCCGTGCGATATAAAAAGTGCTGCTATTATTATCCAAAAATATTTCATATTATTCTAACTCCTTTACTATTAAATCGTGTAGTTCATGTAGCTTAGTGAGGCAGTCATCTACTTCTATTTTTGCATCTGTTTCAGCTACTTTTGCGTCTTTATAATTTTGCAAAGCATCTTCCCAATCTTCTTTTAAACTTTTTTTATATTCATCCATGATTTACCCAGCGTCCTACTGGTTCAGTTATACCTGCTAATTCTCGTGCTCTTGTGAACGAACCAAAGCGTCTTCTATATATATTACTATCTGGTACAAGACCTCTACGACAATCTGTTTCTGTCGGTGGTTTTCCGTTCTCTCGATAAAAGATATCAAGATATTCTAGTAATTCCTCATCGCTATATCTCCCTCCCCCTTTTCTTTCTTGTACAACTGGTTTTAATCCAGCCATTTTTACCGCCTTAGTCCAAGATCCAAATGTTGCATAAATTATATGCATATATCTCTGTGACTCATAGTGATCTATAAAGTCTCTTTTAGTTGGTGTTTTTCCTAACACCTCGTGTACATCTCTGATTTTCTGTAGTAACTGATCTGGACATGTGCCACGCTTATTTTTCGTTTCAAGTGTTATGCGAGGCTGTGTTCTTATTTCACGTTTCTTTTTTATCCATTCTCTATATTTTTCTTGTGCCTTTCTTTGCCATTCTTGTTTTTCCTCATCAGACATAGATGCAAGCCATTTTAGAGTGAGTTCTTTTCTTCTTTGTCTCTCGTCTTCCGAGATAAGTGCTGTTTCTCTAGCTAATTCAAACTTGTCTTTATACTGTTTTGAGTTTAATTTATGCTTCTGAAAAACATGTGCTTGTACACTTTTAAACAATTCTCCACAGACATGACATTGAACTTTCTTTTTATCTACTGTACCTAAGAGAACTCCGTAATAACCAAATCCATCACCTTTTTTAATTTCTTTCAATGGCTCTTTATAGTTATAGAAAGTAAGATATTCATCTTTGTATTTAATCAATTTATTCATTAATTTATGAGTTACTTTCTTCTATTGCTTGATCTACTTCTAGGTCTTCGTTTGAGGTTGTGTCGAAGTTTAGTTCTTTTTCGTTTGATTCGTTCTCTATAAACATTTCTTTATTAGATTTGTGGTTATACCACCTTTGCCATTGTTCTTTTGTTGGATTCATAATTATTTACAACTATTATATGTGCACCAAGCACGCCAATAATCTTTAGTATCTTTCTGATAGAACTGTGGAGGATAGAGTCCATTTGTTTCTTCTAATGCGACCTTTGTTACTAGATTAGGACAAGTGTCCCAGCTACATCCACCATTTGCAATCATTGTGTTGTAGAGGTGTGCTTCTCTTGTGTACGTCTCTGTGGAGGGGATATTGAATAGTATTACAGCTATTGTTAGTAAGACTATTAGACCTGCGTAGCTTAGTGCTTTGGATAGTTTTCTGTCTGTTGATAGACTCATATAGTTTTTACTCTCCCCCAACCTCCGCATTATAAGTAGAGGTTCGGAGGTGTTAAGTGTCCCCGACTCGAAAGTCAGGGGAGAGTATATAATGCTTATAAATGTTCTTGATGATTCTCTGGGTGGTAAGAACGAAGAGCTGACTAACATCGTACGCTGTGCAGACTTACAACACTCTTACCACTCAAAGAACCATCGTATCCATCCTTTTAAGGAGAGAATAATTACTATATATATGTAGTACTAATTTTCTCTCCCTTTGAATGGTTTCGTTATAGTTCGACACTGTACCCTCAGCCGAAGCTGAGGTGCGGTCCGCCCTGCTCGTTTTAGGAGAGGTTCCTCAATCCTTAGATCGAGGGTTCAGTGTCGAAGGTTTATAACTGACTTATAGAAGAATACGTGATTACTTCTTAAGCTTCTTTAAGTATAAACTAACTGCTATACTAAGTCAACTTATTATCTATCTTTTCTGGGGATAACTGCTTTAAACGTTTATATATAGCGTTACCAGTAACATTGAATAACTTACCTATACGCCTAAAACTAAGCCCTGTGTCCCGTAACTTCTTAATCTTTTTGAGGTCTGATTTGCTTAACTTAGTCATTACTATAGTATACTCTTCTTTTGTATTAAGTCAACTAAAATAATTTTGATTGTCTTTCTTTTTGTGCCTGTTTAATCCTTGCCTCTATAATTGGTATATACTCTTCCTCCCTTTCAATCAAGACAAAGTCTCTGTCTGTGTTGATACAAGCAACTCCTGTAGTTCCACTTCCTGCAAATGGATCAAGGACTATTCCGCCTGTAGGAGTCTTAGTGAGTGTAGAAAGATATTCCATGAGAGCGAGAGGTTTTACTGTGGGGTGGTTGTTGCCTGTATTTATTTCTATTCTTTCAAAGTCTGGTTTTTCACATTTACATGGATTGTGGTCTAATTGTAATTTGTTACATATTTTACAACGATATCTACCAAAACGATGCTCTGTAGATTTTTTCTCCTCCAACCATTCACACCCTGCATTACGTTCTTTCTTTGAGGCTTTAGCTGTATAGAAGAATCGAGATGCTCCGCCTTTGTCGTTATGTAATGTCCCTGTTTCTTTTCCAATACCACCTCCAAATATATTGTCTTTACTTGAATAATCTTTACCATTCAAATTCTTCCTACCACTTCTTGCGGCACCACTTACTTTCAATTCACCACTCTGTTCATCTAACATCTTCCCTGCTTCGTCATCTAGGATTATGTTGGCTGGAAAACGACCTTGAGTATGTTCTTTGTACGGTGTTTTAACTTTAAACTTTCCCAGAGAATTAGTATTATTTGAATTTTGTAATTCATTATCTCTACCATATTCTGTTCTATCACCATCATGTTTTACTATCCTCCCACCATCTATATTCAACCCAGCCACACCATGCTTCAGAGCATTGTTAGCGTATGTTCCGTCATTAGGTTTCATTGCTACCAAGATAGGTTCATAGGCTGGTTTTAGTCCATGTGATTTCCAGCCATTCCATAGTTTTGCTTCGGGGGTTGAGGGTTCTGTTATAACGCCACTTCCCCCTGGTTTAAATCCAGCATTGTGGGTATTATTTGTATTATTTTTTATTGCATTTGGTCTTTGGTCTTTTTTATTTATTTTAATAACTTCTCTCTCGTGTCCCTTATCCAGCTGTTTACTTATGTCAGTAGCTTTAGGAAACCCTGACCCATAAAGCCACATGATTGTGTCCTTTAAAATAAACCCTGCATCCTCTACGTTCACCGCCATACGGTGCTGTGTGCGACTTCCTGCGAAAATAAGAGCTGTTCCTCCTGGCTTTAGTACTCTTAATGCTTCTTTCCATAACTCTACACTTGGCACATCGTAGTCCCATTTTTTACCCATAAAAGATAGACCATAGGGAGGATCGGTTATAATAGTATCAACAGAGTTTTCCTCCATTTTCTTCATTTCTTCTAAACTTTCTCCTTGTATTATTTTCATATTTATTTTGAATTACAAACCATACAACTAGCCTTTCCACAAAAGAATCCGTTCTCACAGGGATTTGGTATCTCTATTTCTGTATCTGCACTTATCCTATCCATATATTCTCCAAATTCAATCTTACTTAATTCTGTAGTACTTGTAGGTATTTTAATTTCTTTTCCCATTACTGTTATGAACTTAGGGGGTAGAAATGTTCTACGGAAGTACTCATGTAGACTATTCGAGTCATCTCCTGTTTCACTTGAGATTATTCCTAGATAGAACCAATAGAAACGATTTTGATTATTTGTTCTTTTAATCTTTGGTATTTCACATACTAAATATTTACCTACGTTTTTCTGTAGATACATTCTTTGATTAAATGTGAAGTCTACAATTCCGTTTTCTTTTATTTTTGTGTGAAGTTTCATGTTTTGCAGCTGTCACAATAACCTATCCCATCATCTACGTAATCTATTTCTACTCCACACTTAAAGCAATTATCTTTAGGCAGTCTTTTTCTTATGTTTTCTGCCTCCATATTCTTCCTATTCTCTTCTCTAGCTTTGATGACTTCGTGGTCTGCTGTGTATTTCCCCTCTTCTTGAAACTTCTGCCTTGTTCTTCTAATAGACTCTGATGATGGTAACTTCTTCCATATCTCACGTTGTTTTTCGTCTAGCACTAAACCACACGCCTCCCATACCTGGAGTATAAGTTCTTTATCACTATTCCTAGCTTCTTTAGAGTTAGATAGTACTTTCTCTACCTGTGGTTTTATTGTACGTATTTCTTTATACATGTTATTTATTTTTAAGCGATCCGAAGAAGACTTTACTAAAACTATCTCCCCTCTCACATATCTTCATTAGGTAGTGCATGTCTTGGAGTGAAAGATGCCCTAACTTTACCGCTATAAACTTTGCTGTGAGTTTTTTATACTTAGTACCTAAACGCTCTGTGTTGAGTCTATTTAGAAAAGTCTTTATAACTTCCGCTCTCTCACTATTACATTGTGCTACAGGGCTTGTAGGGCGTTGTGGAGGCTGTGTGAATGTTATTCTTTCCATGATTATATTTGATATTTATATATCTTCTTAGAAATGCGGCCAGTTCTTAACGATCTCCAAATAACTCTAGTGGTCCTTTCTGTTGGATTATCTCCTCCTTGTTCATATAAGTCGATTTTGTTTATTGTTATTGCCTTCCATTTGAAATAAAAATCAAATATTGGTGGATTAAAAAAATCTCTTACTATTATTGTTTTTTCTTTTTTCATAATCTTCTCCCTAAGAGGAGTGTTAGTTTTTTAATATATCAACAGCGTGTAATCTTGCGGTTGATATATTACCTTCCTCTAAGTCAGTTGCGAGGTCTATAATTGCATCATGTATTTTCAATATCTCTTCTTCTTTCGGCTTTGCAAGCACATCTCTTATATCTATTAGGACTTCTACTATTAAATCTTGTGTGGTGGGTGGTGCGTATCCGTTACTAGAAACTACTTCCACTGGACGGTCTTCTAATATATCTTTTTTTGTTCTCATAATATTATCTCTGCTCTGTTTAAACTTTTAATGTTAAATATTTAATTTCTATTTATTGTTGGTAAGTTTCCATAATCTTTATCAAGAAATACATGTATACATTTTTCTATAGGAGGATTTGATTGGTCTTCACACCAAAATAATCTATCAATATCTTTTACGGCTGAATTGTACCCTTTTTCAAAATATTCATCTTTAATATATGAAATTGTTTTTTCTAAAGATACACTTGCTCTATAACGTTTGTCTGCAACCTCCCAAGCATCTTTATTTTCTTGTGATAAAATTTTATTGGCAAAACCAAGAAATATACAGACAAATATTAATAGTATTATAATGGTGATTTTTGCGGACTCTATTTTCATATTTTTATCTGCTCTTTATTCTTGTAATGTTATCCTCTTTCTCTCCAATCATATTCTTCTTCTATTTTAGAAATATATTCACCTAATGTCTTACAACCTATACTCCATAAATAAACTGGCAAAGTTATCTTATAAACGATACTTTTAAATTTCATTATTATTGTTGGTTTTCCCATGCTTCTATTTATTTATCTATTAATAACTCTATGTTCGTCATACAAAACAATTCTTTTACAGGGGATACAGTAGTCGTAGGTGTTATAGTAGTACTTTTTACTTAACATCTTTGAAGTTACCCTTAGCTTTTCTCTGCGTTGCATTGGTTCACCACATTTACACTGTTCTCCGTCTCCTATTATTGCGTAGTTTTTCTTTTTCATTTTAATAAAATACTAATAAGCTTTGCTATTGATGTTTCTTTTTTTACTGCAAGGGATTTGAGTTTCTTCCAGTCCTCCCTATAGACCCTTAACATCATAGTTTCTTTTCTCTTCTTATCTTTTATCATGTATATAAGTATACACTAAATCCTTCCCAATGTCAACTGTTTATTACTTCATTATTAACATAGTATCTCCCACCCGCTCACTCAAGGATAGTCTTCTTTACTGTGTGTCTTACCTGTAGTGTCCCAGCCTGTATCAGTGGCTTATGTTCCTTGTGAACAATCTCTTCTGATACTAAAAGGAGTTTAAGTAATGTAAAGGGTTCTAAATAATAAAGAGAAAAATCTTGATAACTGAGTAGAGGAGACAAGAAATCAACATTACTTGCCTTTCTTGTGGCACCTTAGCTCCATTTGGAGTCGTAAGAGTACTTGCCCCTTACTTGGTCGGGTATTTGACCATCTCCACTCCTCTACTCAATTATCAAAATGCTTTCCCCTCTATCCCGTCGGTCGAGGTGGCTTACTTTTAGCTGGCACATTATTTCTCCCGCCAGTCCCTAGTAAGAAGGTTACTTTGGATATCAGATAAACTGATTAGTGGATTATGAGGGTTACCGCAGTGCCAATCTTTCGATTGCTTACTCCCCCACAATCCACTAATCAAACTACCTATTATTTACCTTTACGCCACTTTCTATAGTTTTCGTTACTTTCTTCTGCTTTTTTTAATCGACATTCCACACAATAAATACTTGGTGGACTTTTTTCATGTTCGTTATTTTTACATTCTGCACATTTTGATGTCATACTTTGTATATTAGTTACTCACTAAATACTGGAGGCAAGGATTTCCATTTTCACCTTGCATGACATTATCTTTGCTCTTCATGTCTAGGGTATTTACAAAGTTCTCCCTCGAGAAAAAACCACCCCTAGCGTCTACTTTTCTATACCCCCTACTTTCCTACCTGCTCTATGATTAGGGGCTTCCCACTCCATAGATTTTCTCAGTTTCGTAAGATATAGATGTCTATTCCGCCACTCCAGTATTTAAAGAACGACTTATAATAGATGTGCTATTGTGGCAGTATCTTCATTACTTACTAGTATGCGAGTAGCTTTTTACCTATAAAACAATTGTATTTTCTATTAGGCGATATTTCCTTCCGAGAAATATCATTTTGTAATGAAGCGCATACCACCACAGCAATACACCTATAAACAAAAATCCCCGTACAATTAAGTACAGGGTTTCGATATCCTCTGCCCGTATGAAGGGGCAAATTATACGGGGATTTTTGTTATCGAAACTCGTACTTACTTACAGTATACCACCTATCACAGAACAATGCAAAGGAGTTTATCCACAACCATTTCGTTGGTATCAACACAATGGTCTAAAAGAAAAAGGCATCGTCCTAACGGTCGACACCTTTTTCAAATATTTAATGTTCACATCTCATACCTCTGCCACAGAGTATGTATGAGATGTGGCTGAATATTAAACCTTTCGGTTCATAGCTCCTTTAGAAGTCTGTTTAAGAATCATCCCTGCTCAGCACGGGAACTAACTCCGAGGCATAGGAGATAGTGGCTTACCGACTATGCCTTGTGTGTTTAGTATACTAAAAGAAAACCACTACGTCTAGTGGTTTTCCCCAAAGCAACTATCTATGACTATTTAGATAATGCGTCCCACGTCGTTAATCGTAGGACTATATAATTGTACAACAAATATTACAAAAAAGAACCCTGTTAGATGGGTTCTAATTTGTTCTTGTATTTAAAAAAATATTTATTAGATTGTCTTCTTTGTACAACTATATACAGTATAACACAAAGATAGCCCCCTGTTAAGAGGACCATCTTGGTTCGATTGCAATTATAGAAGGTCATTTGTACGGGACCTACAGACGCTTTACCCAGATTAACTGAGACTAGACGTAAAACACATATTGTGGTCTACTACTTAACGGTAGCAGTTTAGTTATTACTTGTCAATACCTCAGATGACCAAAATCCTATAATTCTACTATCATCCCATTGTATAAACCTTTCAGAATATTCACATTTCTTATAGTTTCCTTCTCTCACATATATACCTCCTGGCATTATTGCCATTATAACTGCTACGTGACTTAAATCTCCATATCTCATTAAAACAAGCCCTCCTACTGTTGGTACAGAGTTGGGCTTGAATTGGTAAGCGTGTTGTCTAGGAAGTTCAAATTTAGAGTATATACGTGCTGTGGCAACACATTCACATAATACGTTGTATTCTTCTTTAACTTCTTGCTGTGGTCCTTGTACAGGCTTCAGGGGCACATTTATTACCACAGGACTGTCGTACTGTATGACTTGTTCTGGTTCTACAAATAAAAGGAGTAGAAATGAAAGCATAGACCTCAATTATATCATTTTGATTGAAAATGTCATTACTTTACTTTACTTTGCATTAACTATTATATCTACAGTTGATGTAGCCCCTTCGGCTATTTGTACTCTAAAACGAATATACCCAAATGGAATATCTCCGTATTTTTCAGTCATATCAGAGCCTAAAGTCCTCGTTAGTTTTTTCCAATTACTGTTATCAGCTGATACCTGTGCAGCAATCACATGATTATCGTGTGAACCTGTTTTATCAAGTATTTGCCAACCAACAAGACTTTGAGCAGTTATATCAACACTAGCGGTCGTTTCGCTTTGGTTATTGGTATTTACGTTTGTGAATGTTTGAGTTAAGAATGCCATAATTTTAGTTATCTACCTCGAAGCCAGTAAAACCTCCCGACCAATCTTTCCCTGCATCCCCAGTGTCCCTATGGATTCTTACAGTGCTTCCTGCAGCGATAGGTCCAATAGGATTGCTGTCTGAAAAGTTCATAGTGCCACCATTTCCACCATCCTCTCCTGTTGCAAGAGCTGCTAATGAAGTACCATCATCTTGTAACTCAAAGATATTACCCTTGCCCTCGGAAACAGATACATGCCATTGTTGGATGAACAGATTTTTACCTGCAGTTACAACATAGTTTATTTTATTAGTACCTCCTCCTATTGCACCATATTGTTGTACAGGTTCTTGTACTCTTGCCATTGAAATAGGGGCGTTAGGATGATAATCAACAAATCCTGCAGAAGCTATTACTGAGAAAATAGAATCTGCAGTACCTCGTGTTATCTTAACCTTGTCTATCTTTCCACTCTCTCTTTCCACAGTAGGTGCTTGTATTGGAAAAGAATCACCAGGTCCTATTGTCTTTGCATCTCCAAAAGAGTCTCCTGAAATAGACATCTGAACTGTAAAAGCGACACTTCCTTCATTGACCACTACCAATCCAGTAATAGGATGTCCTTGTGTCGTAGCTACATCTAAAGTCACAGGGCTATTGCCTGATGTTATTGCTTGTCTATCAAATATTGATGGTGCTTTATCTGACATATGTTATTCAAAACTTAAATCACCTGTCGCTCCAGCACGAAGTTTGAACAGACCGCTTAAATCATCATTAACAGTAAAACTAATAAAATCCCCTGCTGATTCAGTAAGTTCTGCCCCTTCCCTGAAGTTAAAATGCCAAACAATACCGCCATTGCTGTTTTTAAACATTCTACTCTCAATTATTCCACTAATAGTTGTTAAGTCGCCATTTGACCTTAAAGGACCACCTTCTACTTCCACACCACTGATTTTAACCGAGTTCACAAGACCGACAGCTAATTCATTGATAAAGAAGAACTCCGCAGGGTCTACATCAGGAAAACCATCAGCTCCGTTAATACCGCCTCTTTTTTCTCCATAAAGAAATACATTTTTTACATTAACTATTGAACCCGCTTCTAAGTCTGTTTTAAATATATCGGGTGTTCCTTGTTCCTCTACTTGAATCCTGTCAAAGGAGACACTTGGTGGACTTCCTGCACCGACATCGACAACTTTTATGACCAACTCGTCTACTGTTTGACCTGTTATACCAAACTCTGACTTACCCATTGCGAGAGATTGCCATACATTGAACGTTCCTATCTCAATAAATTTACTAAGATTAACTGAATTACCGATATTTGTGCCTGCAAGCCTAAATCTAAGTTCAACTTCTTTATTTCCACCTTCAGAACTCCAATCAATGATGAAACCATCAAGTGTAAGAGTAGAAAAGTTATCAAAATCTATAGGAGCGGGTGCTGTGAACAATGCCTCATCTCCATTGACTGTAGAACTTCCATCAACACTTTGAGCTGATACGGGTAGGTTAGTTCCATCTGTACTTGTGAAGGTTGTGATATCAGCTGCTACAGTAGCATCGTCAGCGATCACAGTGACAACTGCTCCACTTGCTGTAGCTGATACTCCTGCGACCCCATTGATAGCAGAAGCTAAGGAAGTGGCTGTGGCTGTGTTAGATGTAGCGGCAGTCCAATCTACTCCTTCTGTGAGGGTAGTATTAGTGATGTTAGTACCGTCAATGGTCACAGCATCACCTGAGAGGTTATTAAAGTCCACAACAGTAGCAATCCCTTGTTTTGCATGTGTGGTGCTTGTGAAGGCGAAATTAGAGCCTGTTAGATTAGTTGGTGTCCAGAGTGTTGTATCACCTCCATCGTTTACCCCTTCAGGTGTACCACTGAAACCAATGTTCACATTCATTTCAGCACTACCAGCATCATTTCTAAACTCAATAAGAGCATCATCTTTCCCAACACGATTGAGGATATCAATAATATCATCTTGTTTTGGCTCTGTTGCTACGTTCTCTATATTATCAACTACTTTTGATCCTATTTTTACGTCTCCCATGATAATTTTAAATTAAAAAAAACAATGAAATTAATCATTGTTTAATTATAGGGTTTGATGTCTTACAAGAGCCTTACACTTTCTTTCTTACCACTATTCCTTTTTTAAGACGTGGTTTTTTTCTTCCAATAACCACCTTAGTAGCACCTTTTGGAGCTTTCTTTTTCTTCTTTACTATTATTTTTGTTGCCATGTTATTTGTATTCAATTACTTCGTATTCAAATATATCTATGCACTGTTCAAATGAATTTGGTTTACCCACGTGATAAGAAGCTACAGTGAAAAATATAAGCAGAAGTGCGAATATTATTGAAATCCCAATTACCGCAAAGTTATTGCTGTGTGTTAATTCTCTTAGTTCGTATCTATTCATGGTATCTCTGAATTCAAACTTAGTCATCGACCAATATTCTTCATCTAAATACCATATACCATTTTTTATTACTACAGCATTACTACCTAACATTTTGTTGAGTCTATGTTTTAAAACACCGATATAATTCGATGTTTCTACATCATCAAACAAATCTACTTCCTTAACTCCTTTTTCTTTTGCGTCTGATAGAAGTGTAAATATTCTTGTTAGTTTAGTATTGTCTGTCATTATTTTTCTATTTTTGAAATCCCTAGTCTTAGAGAAATTAATCCCAATCCTTCTAGGATGAGTTGATGTTCTCCATTTAATATTCCTAATGCTATCATAAGAATACCAACGATGTAACTCTTTTTACCACTTAAATAATTCATAGTTTCTTTCTTTTTAATATTAATAAATTCTCCCATATTAAAGTTTTTACCAGGACATGTTCTATTCTCCTGCAGGTCCCTGTGTCCCATTACTTTAATGTCTGGGTACTTGTCCTTCATATCTAATATAAAGGCTGTTAGAGTGGCTTTTTGAGCCTCTGTAGGGTGTTCTACGTTGAAGTCACCAGCTAGACATACTGATATGGTATCAAAGTTATGTCCTTTCTGTGCCATAGTTTCTTCACCTATCTGACGAGCTTGTCGTAGTCTACCTGACTTCTCTATCATGTAGTTATATCCTACATAATATCCTATTCGAGACATCATGTCCCATTTGCCTTTATGATATTTGTTTACAGCATCGAATTGAGGATTATCTCCTGGTGATGAAGTATGGTGGATTGATAAATATTTCATATTTTATGCTAAATGTCTGGGATTTACCCGACGTTGTTTTTTAGGTTTTTTAAGCCTAACCTTAATGCTTTTAACTTTACGACCATTTGTTTTTATCTTCAGTTTTATTTTAACCATTATTCTAATTCAACAGTTATCTCTATGGCTGATAATAATTCTTTTGTCTCTATGATTTGCTTGAATGACCAAACAGCAGAAGGAAGTACAATAAGTATAAGAACAGATATAGCTCCTGTTATATATCCTCTCCATACCTCTAGCTTCTTCATGCGACCGTTATGCTTTGTTGTTTGTTCTTTAATATCTTTGAGATCATCTTTGATGTCTACGTGAAAATTAGAAATTCCGTCAAGTTTACCTTTTATATCAGCAAACATGATTTTAGTTTCAGGGGATGATTCTGTGTGTTGTACACCAGCCTTAACACCAGCTTCATAAGCTTCTTTTGGATCTTTTGGAATTGTGGGGATATATTCTATTGACATGTTGTGTGTGTTGTGTGAATATTAGGTTATGTTAAGTCTACTATTTTTTTTAGGTATAGGATTATTGTACAAACTTTTGTTTGACGAATTATTCCGTTAAACTAAGTGCTGCCGTAAACCCACTTCCAGCGAGAGCTCCTCCTGCTGTTATTTTAACAGCTTTTCCAAATGGTGTTTTAAGGAATCTATTTAATGCATTTGTACCAATTTCCTTTCGAGCACTTGGTGCCATATTATCTATTGCATTAAACATAGCATTTAATTGATCCATATTTTCTTTGAAGAAAGCTGCTTTTGCTATATTTTCGTCTTTTACTACGATACCTCTTTGTTTCAGTAAATTTAAAATATCTTCTTCAGTATCTATTTTTATACCTCTACTTCTGGAAACTTTAATAATGTCTCCGATTCTGTTTATTTCTTCTACTTGTCCAGGGAACTTAAAACTGTCTAAAATAAAATCACTGAAAGCAGCCCTTATATCTTGAGCGGCTGCTTTTACTCCTGTAAACTCTGGCGTACCCAGTACTTTAGTACCTAATTCATCAGAAATTATATTATCAACAACTTTTCTAGCATCCCATACATCATTAAAGTCAGTTATTCTTTCAGGACCAGATCTTTTTCTCAAGAAAGACTCTACATTACTTAGTATATCTTCTCTGACCCTATTATAAGTTTTAAACGCAGATGGGTCTGCTTTTAGACCTGATTTTGGTGTAATTAATTCAAAAGACTTTCTCAAATCACCAAAATTAAATGGTATCGGATTTTCTGATAAGAAAGGAGCGATCCTATTTTCAGAAATATCTGCGATGGTCTTATTAACATTAATTATATTTTCAGTAAAAGTCTTTTTAGTATCAATAACTTTATCAAGAACTTCTGCACCTTTAATTATTTGAGGATCTTTAGAAAAATCTAATTCTACTTTACCAAGTGCAGAAATCCTCCCTTTTGTTTTTATAGCTTCAGTTGCTTTTGTTGGTGTCGGTGTGGGTGAGATAAACTTTATAATATCTTCTTTTCTTTTTGCTAAACTTGTTTTTGTGGCACGTAATGCTTTAACACCAGCCTTAACACCTGCCCTAATAAGACCACCCCCAATAACAAACTCTGCTGCGGTTTCAGTAATTTTACCTGCTTTTTCTTCTGGAGTTACAGCCTCTACTGCTTCTTCGGTAACTAAAGGTTTTGTTAATCCAGTAATTCCTGGTCTTCTAGCAAAAACTGACTGTCGTAATGTTTCACCAACACCTTTTGCTAAACCAACACCAAAACCACGTAATTTAGATAACTTACTCTTGTCTAAACCTGCGGTATCTACCTTTCCGCCAGTTTCTCTGATGCTTTCCAACTTCTGCCTAGCGACACTTAAAGTACCGTCCGCCCCTCCTCGACGTACCTGTTGAAGTTTGTTTCTTAATAATTCTTTTTGTTCATCTGTTGCCATAATTATTCGTTGATTATTTCTCTAATTTCTTCATCGGATAAATCTGCAAGTTCAGGGTCAGCTCTTAGTTGTTCAAATTCTGCTTTGCCACTACCACGATTTTCTTCTTTTCTTTGTTTTTCTATTGGGCTTGTTACAGCTGATCTTAATTCTTCTTCTTTATCCAGTCCATATTGCTTTAATTTTGAATTGATAAGGTTTTGTACATCATCTTCATAATCATCAAGAATTAATATGAATTGTCTGTCTTGCATATCTACGTTAGCCACGTTTTTACCTAAACGTACTGCTTCTGGTTCTGACACAGCTGCTCCTGAAATGTCTTTAATAAACTGTGCTAACTGTTTACCTGTTTTGTTTTCTAATTGTGTAAATGCGTCAATCTCTGGTGAAACTTGTCCTAGTCTTCTTTGTACTTGTAAATTTCTTGTTGCGATTGGTCCAATGTTTACAGACTCTTTTAGTAATCGAATCTCTGCT